CACCAGAGAAGTCATGTACGAGAGCATCCATTTGATGATTCAGTACAGCAGGGACGCAGATGGTGAGTTTGGTCTTGATGCCGTATTGACCCCCGATGGTTTAAATATCACTGACCTGGTGAGAATTCAAGCGTTGAAATATTTTGAGAGTTTAATAAGAGAGGATTGAAAATGCATAGCATGGAAAAGAAAAGTAAAGCAGGAACCCAGTTCCTATTTCAAATAGTCGTTGGCGCATTCTTGTTGCACAACACCATCTTAGAATTTTTTAAATGGGTGGTGGCATGATGGGCGGCATACTTGGCATAGCTTGCTTTATTGCATGGCTTACACACATCTTCTATTGTTTTGCACATGCAATGTGGGGTTTCCTTATTGCTGGAGCATTGTTTTTTCCAATTGGAATCCTTCACGGTTTCTATGTTTGGTTTTCTTAAGAGGTGCAAATGAAAATGAAAGACTATAAACAACAACTGATCGATGAACACATGCGGTCTGATGAACTCTATTGCTGTTATTGCATGGAGCCAAAAGGCGATAAATGGCATTGCTGTCAAGAGAATCACTTTGTCACATTCAGCGATCTTGATGACGATACAAAAAGTGAATTTATTGCGTGGGAGTTAGAAGAGTACGAACAGTGGGCAGCAAAACAAGGGGCATTGTCATGAATGAAGTAAGCAAAGCAAACATGGAGGTTTATCGCAAACTGTCGATAGCGCGGGCAAAGCTTAGAAGTCAGGTCCTCAAGAAGTCTGGCCTCAACAAGTTTGCCGGTTACCAGTATTTTGAGCTGGGTGACTTCTTGCATCCCACTTTGGAAATCTTTGATGAACTTGGCTTGGTTGGCATTGTGTCCTTCACCAAGGATGAAGCAAGCCTGGCCATTGTTGATGTTGATAGCGGCGGTGAGATTGTGATCACCAGTCCGTTTGGTTCGGCGGCTTTAAAGGGCTGCCATGAGGTCCAGAATATTGGCGCGGTGGAAACCTATCAGCGCCGGTATTTGTGGGTGGCTGCGATGGAGATTGTTGAGCACGATGCCTTGGATGCCACTACTGGCAAAAAGGGTGATGGGCCCATTATTTCTCCTCGTGGCCAAGTAGGTGTTGACGATAAACGCATGAGCGTTATCGCTGACGTTTCATTGGCAATTCAAGAAAGGATGGAAGCAGAAGATTTGATTGGAGCATATGAAGAGTACATCGGCATCACCGATGGTGAAGAGAAGATCGCACTGTGGGGCATGCTTGACAGCAAAACTCGCAGCGCATTAAAGAAACATGGCGAAAGCTTGAAAGGTAAGTAATGGAAAAAAGAGCATTTGATCCCACCAACCGTGGGACATTGGCGAAAAACGAAAACAAGCAAAGTGACACTCACGCTGACTACAACGGTCAATTAAACGTGAATGGAACCGAATACTGGCTTAACGGCTGGATCAAAAAGAATCCGGAAGGAAAGACTTTTCTTTCTTTGTCGGTGAAACCAAAAGCCCCAGCAGCCCGTCAGAGTTCAGAGCCAACCCGCAAAGGTGGCAAAACTGGATTTGATGACATGGGCGATGACATACCATTTTGAAGGATAGAACATGACAGCAGCACAACGCATTTACATTGTTGGACACGGCACTGAGATCCGCCTGATCCGCGCACCACACAAAGCACAAGCATTGGCACATGTGGCCAGGTCAATCATCAACGTCAAAGTGGCAACACAAGACGAATTGGTTACCGCCCTTGGCCGTGGTATTTCTGTTGAATCAGCAGTTGACCCAGCGCAAACAACTTTGATAGAATAACCATCAGAGGGAAAGCGGATGTTGTTGGGTATTCAGCCAACACTGTTCCAGCAAACGCAGCGAGTACCTCTACCTTTTCAAGAGATCAATCAGGAGAAAAATCATGAGCAAATTAGACGATATCCATTTTGGCAGCGCAGTAAAAAACTTTTTTGGCTTACCAATTTTTAATAGAGCCAGAAATTCTGACCCTCTAACCAGCCATTTGGCCGCAGATCAGTTAAAAACGCCGCAAAAGCATTTCCAAATCATCCATCTTGCACTCATTGAGCACGGCCCCATGGGTAAGGATGGGATTGCTCAAAAGACTGGCCTAGAGCCCAATGCGGTGGCCCGTAGGCTGGCTGAATTACAAAAGCTTGGGTTGATTACGTTGACCGGCAGAACAGTTCAATCTAGGTCCGACAGGAAGGAGCGGGAATGGAAAGCTTGCTGAACATCATCATGCTTACATTGGCATTGACAGGCTTATTCACAATCGTGCTTCTTGTCATTGCAATTGTTTTTTTCTGCATTGAATTTTTAAAGGATTGACATGAACACTTTTACTTTTTTCTCGCAAGCATATTGGTGCGAAAGCCTGAGCGAAGAGCTTGAGATTTGGTACGACAACATCGAACATGAGCCAGAGAACGGCATATTTTATGAGTTCGAGTGGGAAGCCTTGGATAGCGAAAACAAGGACCGTAAAGACGAAATGTCAGACAAAGAACAAGCGGAAGTCAGAAAAACAATCAGAGATTATTTGTCCGACCCCCGCAATTCAGAGCCAGATTACTATTAAGCAAATGCCTCAAGGGCACGTTGGGTTCGGGCAACACGGTCATCCAGGCCGTGTGTCCCCCCGTTAATTTTTTTGGTTACCGCCAAAATGTCATCGGCAATGTTGTTCAGGTGATTGGTAGACCAGAACCAACCGGCGCTCAGGGCGGCATACATGGGGGTGCTGACAAGATCAGGGTCCGATTCCAGATCAGCGCCCAAAGCTTGGCCACACGCCCGATAGTTGGCGCGGCCAGTCAACTGAATAAGACCGCGACCTCGGTACGCGAAGCCATCACCAGAAGCCTCGTCACCATTACCCATGCGGCCAGCGTACACATGGTTAGCAATAGCTTCTGGGTTGCGGTGGTAGGGCTGTGCAGCATCCAAGCTTGGGAAGCGTTTAGGCCAGACTTTGCACAAGCTTTCAGCCTTGTAATTAAGGTTTTCGACCAGCGCAGTAAAACCGTTGGATTCATGGCCACATTGTCCTAAAAATGATGCTTGCTGTTCAGGGGTTTCGATTCCAAATGTCTCAAACGTAGTGTTTATCGCATCTATCCATTCTTCAGCTTTGGCCGGTGTCATGTGCAATGCATGAGCAAGTTGTTCAGCGTTCATTGTTTTCCTTTCAGGGTTTCACGGATTTGGTTGTAGGCGGCAATGCAAGTGTTGAGTTTGCGGGCTGTGGTGTCGGCTTCATCTCCGATGGTGAGAATATCTTTTGCAACCTCTGGCTGTAGTTCGGCTGTTCCGGTGTCAGTTCCGCTGGCAGGGGCGGGATCTCCGGCGGCATGTACGGGGCACACTGGGGTTTTGATAGGAATCCGCAGCCGGTAACTGCCAGAGTCGATATCAGAATTGCGCTTTGCGATTTGAGCTTTTGCATCATTGTTGGCTTTCACAAGTTGAACGGCTTGGGTTTGAACGGCGGAAACGAGGGCTTGTTCTTTTTGCCTGGCCTCTTGGTTCAGCGCGGCGACAACCAGCTTTTGCCGATCTTGCTCTGAATGCATGCCCTTGAAGTAGCCGCCGGTAGCGGCACTCCCCATGGCCAAAATAAATCCCAAGATCACCCACGGGTTAAAAATAGTCATTTTTCATCCGCATCGTTTGCTTCAGCAGTGGCAACAGCTTTGGCCACAGCCTTTACCCCAGAACGGCCAGCTACACCGCCCAGGACACCAGTGATAAACACCATGATTGTGCTGATCTGTTGGGTGTATACCTTGTCGATGGGGGCCATGCCAATCATTGGCTGCTCAACGAAAGAAACGCTGTACAGGAATGCACCGACTGATCCAAACAGGATCAACACCAAAATCACGATAACGAAAGCCCACACACGGACCTCAATCTCTTCGACAGACAAACGTTGTTTTTGATTCATCACGACAGTGGCCATTATTTTTTCTCCGGTTCAGGGGTGGAAAGCATTTGCGGGCAAGTACCTCGCGCAGTACAAATGGGCGGCTTACATTCATCTGTCGCCCAATTTTTGGGATCTTGGCATTTGTAGCGAAAGCGGTCTTCGCACCCTGTCAAAAACAGGATTGTCGCCAAACATATCAGGACTTTTGTCACGGCTTTTCCTTTCGATTTCTCTTCTCAACTTTTCAACTTTTTCAACTTGAGCCTTGACTTCAGATTTTGCTTCAAGCACATCCAAGTACAAAAAAGCAAGCATAGGCAACATCAAAGCAACCAGGATGACAGATGCAATCCAACCCAGCACACCCATTACATTTTCCTCCACTGGCTTAACCACAGGAGCCAAGTCCATAGGTATGCGATAAGGATCAAGGTTAGGACGGCTGCTCCCGCCTTTAGGTTTCGATCTGCTTGTCTTTGGTGCTGTTGCCATCTAAGCCTTTTTTCCCGCTGCTCCTGAGCCAGTCTGGCAGCTTCTTGTTCAGCGGCAATGACATCCCGCATCTCAAATACTTTGCTGTACAGTGCGCCCATTTCAGGCGGTGACTGATACACCATTGTTTCTCTGATTGTCACTTCCAGTTCAGCCATCTGGTCCATCGCCATTACCCTTTTAAGCGCGGCTTCCATTTGATTCTGGTCAGGGTTAAAAACGCTTCTGGACTTCTCTTCTTCTTCTCTGATGTGCGCAGCTAATTGCTCTTGAATCTTGAAAAATTCTGTAAGCTGTTTGACGACATCGACCATGACTTTGGTTTCATCAACGGCAACATACTTTTCCTTCTTTTTCGCCACAGGCTTGATCGGGGCTGGCTTTGGCGCACCGCCAAACATTTTTGCCAATCTACCCCAGAAGCCATATATTTCCTTTCCAATTCCAACAGCTTCGTCAACCGTTGCCTTGACCTCCATGAAAGATGTCTTAGCCTGTTTGTAAAGCTCGCAACCTTCTTTGATGGCGGCAACACAAGCATTTGCAGCAAACAGAAGGCTGATCGGATCAATTTTTAGCCCTTGTTCATGAATGTGTGAGTGATAAATCCAATCACTGAACTGATGCCAGACACAATGGCCATACCCATCCAAATGCCACCCCTACCTTGATTTACTAAGGCAATGAGCTCATCAATGGATGCTTCCATCTTGTCAATCTTCTTTTCAAGATTCTCGACTTTTTGCGTCAACACGCCATAAGCCACTGGATCAATTTCACTCATGATTACCTCTGGTAAGTTGAAGGAGGAGCTATGCCACGGCCACCGCCGACCATTGCGTTATATCTGCGTTTTGCAAGTTCTTGTTCTTCGTTGGAGTTCAAGCCGCCCATGTATGTGCCAAGCATCAATGCTGGGTTGATAGCGCCAGCAACGGTGTTTATTCCCAACTCGCCAGCAGGAGTCCAGTCGCCGGTTTTCTTGCCGTGCTTATAAGCTTCCAAGCTGCCATAAGCCAAAGCACCGAATCCAGCAAGGCCAGCCAATGAACGCAATGTTGCAAAACCTTTTTCAGCAGCGGCTTTGGCAGCAGGAGTTTTGGCGTTTTCGTACTCCTTGAGAATTGATGCATGCATCTTGGACAAGTTCTCTTCGCTATACCGGAAGTCAGCGGGGAACTTACCTTTTTCATCAAGCTTCATGCTTGTGCCAAGATGCTTGTTGGTGAATTCCAAAATGTCTTTCGGATTGGGCATTCCGCCTTTGCTTACGCCAGCTTCGGTTTTTGGGAATTCCAATGCTGCGCCTTCAGGCAATGTTGATTTCAAAGCATTGACCAAAGTTTTTGCCCGCTCAGAATCTTTTGCAACACCAAATGTTCCAAGGACTTGACGTTCAGCGCCTGGAAGATTCTTGTACCCTTCAAAATATTCTGGCTTCGTGACTTTGGTTGGCTTAGGTGCAGTTTCAACAGGAGCCGCTTCAACTGGGGCCACAACTGGCTCTGCAATTGGCGCGGCTGGTGCTGGAGCCGGAGGGACGGCGACCACAGGCTCGGCCACCAAAGGTGGTGCAACAGCGCCAGCAGGAGGCTGAACCAGAGCAGGAGCCTTTGGGCTGGCTGCGGCTGGCTGCACAACGGGCTCAGGAGCAGCGGCAACAGGTGCAGGGGCGGCAGCGGCAACAGGGGCAGGGGTAGGGGCAGGAGCAACGGCAGGAGCTGTTCTAGCCGCTCTGGCTGCTTCTGATCGCTCAAGCATTTGCTGTTCTTGTGGGGACAAACTAGCCCTCCACTCAGCCTCAGTCATCTGAGCCTGGGCTGGCAATTTATCTTTAATGGGTTCAGCATTGCCCAACTCAGGAAGATCTCTGTCTAAATAATCTAATGGCTTGCCTGGAGGTTCTGCGCCAAAAAATTTATTCACCAATTTATATGCCTGTGGAACTGCATAAGCCGCAGCAGCACCAGCGGCCATCTTGCCAAGTGTGGAATTCCAAACTTGATCAGTTAACGCCATGTCTTGCTCTTTGCGAGCTTGCTCCACCTCTTTCAATTGAGCAATTGGACTGCTGGCCGGTGCGGGATTCATGGGGGGCGGAGAAATTTCCGGCTGAGTCATTGGAGAGCCACCACCACCCATTCTTGATGAAGGCTTGATAGGCGCAATCTCAACAGGAGCAGCAACTGGAGGAGGGGCTACCGCAGCAGGCGCTGGCTGGTCGGACTCAATCGACTTGATGTCTGCATTGATTTCGTCTTCACCAAAACCAGCAGCCCTGAGCTTACTTGCATAAGCTTCTCTGTCTTTGTCAGATTTAAAAGCCATTATTTATTTTCCTTTCGTGTGCTCTTTGAGAGCCTCTGCGCGGATTCTTTCTCGTTCTTTGCGTTTTGCCTCTTCATTTGTTTCTGGCGGCTTTGATTGCTGATTTGATCTGTTGGCTTCTAAGAGTGCATCTCTTCGATTTTGCGCCGCAGAAGGAGAGACTGCGGCAGGAATACCCGATTTCATTTCCGTTGCTTCTTTTGCGCCAATAGTTAAAGTCTCGGTTGGAATTTGACTTGTTGTGGCAAAAACTGGTTTGCGGTTAATGGTTTCAGCAATTTCTTTGCTGGCATCCTTTTGCATTTTTTTATACAAAGGAGTCTTGGTGAATTCGCTTTCCAACTCGCCAGGCTCAGGAACATAGTCAACTGCACCGGCTTGTTTGGCCATGAGCATTTGCTGTTTACGCCATTCATTGAATGTGCGTGTAGCTTCCACGTTGAACTTTTCTTGCACAGCTTGAGCCAAGACTTTTTGTGTAGGGTCCGTAAATCCAGCGGCTGTCACAGGAACAGTAAACAACGGATTGCCATGCACAGCAGCAGCATCTGCATTGATCTTTTGAATCTGTTGATTGAGTTCAAACGCCATTTGAATCTTGGCGTACAGATCAGGGCGATCCCTATACAAGTTGATCAGCGTGGACTGCTCAAGAGCTTCTTTGTTTTGTGTGTATGAGCGATCAAGTTGCGCACCAATGTTCTTGGTGTCCATCAACTGTGCCAATGTGCCAGCAGAATAAGTGTTGCCAGCTTTATCTGTCAGGCTGTAATCGGCATGCGCACTCAAAGCGGCCTTGAGTTGTTCCGCGCTTACAGGACCAGTGCCCAAACCCAATGCTTGACGATCTTCTGCCGACAAGCTGTTTCCCTTTGTTGCAGTGGCGCTATCAACAAGTTGACGGCCTGTTGACAGGCTTCTGGCCATGCTTGTCTGACCTGAAGTAAATCCTGCAATCAACTTTCTATCATTCATGTCGATTTGCGGATTCTTCATGATCTCTTCCATCAAGCTTGTGTAAGTTTGAAGAATCGGATCTTTGGCGTTGGCCAAGGTCGTCAAGCCGTTGTAGGCGCTTGTTGAGTTGTTAAATGCCTTTGTCCGGAAAGCTTGAGTTTCTTTGTCGGACTGATATTTCAAAGTGTTTTCCAGCGCAGAAACACTTCCACCCAACTTTGCATATTCCGGCATTGGAATAATTTGGCCTGATTCAGCATCTTCTACAGACACAGGTTGGCCAAGGGCATTAACTTTTTTGATGACCATGCGGCCTGTTGTTGGCAAATACTCAATCTTGGTTTCAACCTTGCCACCCATGATGGTCTGCATTGCGCCTATCTTGTCGCCAGCCATGTACATCATCATTGCATCGCCATAGCGCGGCTCATCTTTTACTGTTTTGTAAGTTTGTAAAGCCTTGAGTCTGCCCTCTGGCGTGTTTGGATCAACTCCATCCATCAACCTTCTATATTCAGCTTGGCCGTTTTCAACTTTTTTGGCCAATTCGTATGTTGCCTGTCCTTCAGCCGTGTTGGTATACCTTTGAGCAAAGCTGTTCAATGCTGGAAAATTTCCAGTCGCTACATGGTTATCAATCTCGGCAACAGGGTTTGTTTGAATGATTTGTCGCGTGACTGGCACAGGATCAACCGGCCTTTGCATATCAGGAGGCAACACAGAACCTCTAGGTCCAAGTTCAACTGGCGGCTCATTAGGGGCTACAGGTAAAGGCATGATGCATCCTATTAAATAAAGAATTTAGCAAGCGTGGCAATAGTGCTCAACATATCACCGCCGCCACCACCACCACCACCGCCTTGTTTTCCATATTGAGGCAAATTCAATTGAGGAGGTGGTGCTGTTGCCATTTCAGTGGCCATTTGGTCTTGGCCAGGATCTCTGGTTTTCAAAGTATCTGGGCTCAAAAAACTTCCTTTGATTCCCATTGAATGATCTGCGGCATCTTCAACTGACATACCATTGTTTGGATTGAGCGGCGGAGTATCGTATTGAATCGGTTGAGATGAATAATCTATTGGCAAAACCTGTCCAACAGAACTTGGTGTGTTGTCTGGAACTTCAGGTTGAAATACAGGCTCAGATTGAACCACAGGCGGCACAGGCTGATTTTGTGTTGCGGGCGGAGGAGCGGCATTTGTCGGCGCAAGGCCAGGGTATTTGGACATCATGTCTTTTTTGGCTTGGCCCATATCGTTCAACATGCCAACAACACCAGACTTTTCCAACCCGTACATGATGCCAAACTCTTTTAGAGCTTTAAGTCCAGAGCCCAAGGGATTGTCGCCCGTCATAAATCTGCGCTCTGAGCCAAGTTGGCCCATGCCCAAGCCATCAAATGCTGTTGCCATATTTGCTCCTTAGAAGCCCATGCCTTTGGAAGAACCTTTGGTGGTTGATCCCTGAGTGCCAGTGAACACAGGTGTAGTGTTCGCCTGGGGGATGCCGTACACCACCGATGCATATTTGTTGTAAATGTCTTGCGGCGCACCAGCCAAACCAACGCGAGATGCAGCGGCTCCTTGAGCGGCAGTCAATCCTGCTCCGCCAAGTTGCGCCAATTGATTTGCAGCCGCAGCACGATTTGCTTCAACACCAGATGCAGCGGCAGCAGCAGCAGTTGCTTGACGTTGGGCATTGAGTGAGGCTAGATTCTTGTCTGCCAGCGCCATTCGTGCGCCACCAAGGCCACCAGCACCGCCATACATGGCGTTTTGGCCAAGCTGTGATTCGCGGGCTGATTCTCGACCAGATTGCAAAGCAGCTTGAACTTGCTGTTCTTTGTAATCTTTGCCGAACAAAGATGCCAATCCGCCCAAGCCTGTGGCCAAAGCGCCAGTGCCAGCAACCTCTTGCAATGCGCCTGTTCGAGCAGCAACATCGGATGCATTACCAGCGGTCTGCTGGACTGCTGGCATAACTTGGCCAAGAACATCTTTAGCGCCGCCAACCGTCTGTTGATACGCAGGAAGAGCTGTGCCTTTAAGAAAATCAGTTTGAGTTTTGAGCAGTTCACGCTGCTCAGGGGTCATTTGAACCGTAGTGGTTTGTGTACCAGATGATTTGCCGCCGCCCATAAGTTATCTCCTTATTTAATTAAGATGTTGGTGGGTGAAAAATTTCTTGCTGGACTGGGATTAACCATGCCTGTATCTACTGATGGCATGTTCTCCAATCTGCTTCCACCAGCAGTTGAGTTTTTTCCAACACCTTGACCACTACCGCCGCCTTTACCCATAGGCTGTCCAGCTTGATTTCCCATATCACCAATAGTGTTTGGATATGGATTGCCGTTTGTGCTTCCATCAACTGGCGAAACAAAATTTGTGTTGACAGGCGCAAGACCAGCATTGCCATTGGTGTTGGGCTGACCCATTTGTGGTTGGCCAGAAGTTGCGGCCATACTTGCGCCTTTGCCACTGCCGCTGGGAGTGCTTGGCGATACCCCTGCGTTCTTGCCAGCAGGGGCTGAAGATTGATTTGATTGAACTTGTGCGGAAGGTGCGCCCATGATTGCCCTTATCGGAAGAATTTGCCAACCAGCCAGCAAACAACTGAATATCTTGTACCCTCTTCAATGTCCTCAACGCCGTGCATGAGAAAACTGGGGAATACCAGAACCGTGCCTTTGCTTTGCGGTGGATAGTACCGTTCATGGCCGTTCTGGAGATAGAACTTGCCGCCTTTGAAATCATCGTTCAAAAAGGCCAATACGGTGAGTTTACGACAATCCTCTCCGTGTGCCAAGAAAGTATCTACATGTGACTGATACCGGCCACCGGCAGGATAAATCAAGAATTCAGCCTGATTCGCGTGAGTAATATCGAATTTCCATGCAGCATGGTTGGCAGCAAAGCCAGCGGCAGCCAAACGGCCACCAATGTCTTTGTAGGTTGGCAACAGCACACGCTCTACATTGCGAATGGATTTGTCGATTGCACCACTGCCTCCGCCAATCACAGGTGGCTCTTTGGGAACGGCTGTCTGGCTGTACAGCTTGATCAATGAATCACAAGCTTCCTTGGTCAGAATGTCTGTGTAGATCACCTGTTGCATGTCTTGCGCTGGAAGGTTCAAGCCTGGTCGTTTGTCGAACTTCCATTCCTTGTGCGGTCCATCAGCATCAACGTAATGCAAGAAAACCTGAGCTTGCCACTTGCCTTTAAATTTTTTGCGCCAATGATATTTTTCCATTCCGCGATAAAGGACTGCGTCACCAACAGACATTTCAATCTTGCTGGCATTCTTTCCTTTTTCATCGCCCATGTAGATTGGCCAGACATCTCCGTCAAAACCAAGAGTTAGAGTGGCGCTTATTTCACAAGCCGGTCGATCAACATGGATGTCAAGCTTTTCGCCTGGCTGGTAAAGGCGGGCGTAACTGTAAGTTGGTAGCAGCCGCTTGCCCAATACTTTTTCAAAGTGAGGCAAAAGATCGACAAGCAATTTGTCGAACACCATTGCCCCATGGACAGCTTCAGACTTTGGGCATTGATCGTCTTTGACTGTGGCTTGTTGAGAAACCAACCGCTTCAGTTCGGCAGTCAATTCTTTGCAATTTTCAATATCAAGGAATCCCTTGAGGTGGACATACTTTTCTACAGCAAACTGAGACAGTTGGTTACACATTAAGCCTCCGGTGTTGATTCAGGGAAAGGTTTGATTTGCTGATCAGAAGGGTCGTACCAAAACTGATCTGCAACAACATTGTCTGCGCATGTAACCCAAAATAAAGGCTCGGCGACTTCGAATGCTGTTTGAGAAACTTCCGCTACACGATAGCCAGTTTCTCTTGGCTCCATTGGAGAGATAAGTGCTTTCATCAGTAAAACTCCTCAACAATAACTACACCGGCAGCTCCGCTGCCACCAACTTGAGTTGGCCCAGATGCTGGTTGACCATAAGCCGCACCACCTCCTCCGCCAAAACCAAGGCCAGGATTTCCAGTAGTTGCAGGACTACTAGCATAAAGACCCGCTCCGCCAATACCATACAAAGAAGGGCCGCCAGAACCAGAGTTTTGTGCGGCTGGTGATGGAGATGGAATAGTTGTACTTGTTGCTCCATTTGATCCAAAATTTGTTGGAGATGGAGTAAATGTTCCACCAAGTGCAACCGCGTTTTGTCCTACAAAAGGAGCAGATTGCGCTATTGCACCCGCTCCACCAGTTGCAGAAATATAGGCTCCAAAACTTGATGTTCCGCCAGCAGTGCCAGCAGTTAAAAGTGATCCAGTAGCGCCGCCAGCAGTTCCGCCAGAACCACCGGTTCCAACCGTTACAGTTGTTGAAGCAATTGTTGGAGCAGGAAAAAACCCAACACCAGCGCCGCCACCACCGCCGCCAGCCCCACTAACAACACGATTTCCATTTCCGCCTCCTCCGCCAGCTTGCACTGTCACTTTTACAGCCTTTAAGGCAGCGGGCTTGGTCCATGGCGATGGTGATGTGTAAATACGAACCACTGGAATTCCAGTAGCGCCAGCAGTTGATTGTGTTGTTCCATCTGGAAAAGTAATTCCAGTTGTTCCGCTAATTGATGATGACATGCTCTTCTCCTTTATCCTGCGGTGATTGTGCCTGTTGGCGTAATTGTCACGATGGTTGTTGCGCCATATTTAATTACCAAATTTGCTCCAACTTGTGAAAGTGTGAAATTGGTTGTAACCAAATTAGTGGCAGATCCATCGACATCAATTGGCCATGACCCTGTAGCTCCTGTACCATCTAAAGCGGGGATGTCTGTGCCAATTTCAAGGCCAAGATTTGTTCTGGCAGCAGATGCTGTTGAAGCATTTGTTCCGCCCTTGGCAATCGTTACAGGCGCATTCAGTTGGCTAGGTGGCACACCACCTGACGAATCCAAACTGTTGGCAAAGTTGGCCA